TTTATCACACTCGTGATGGTGGTGCGATGTTACGCCTAAACAGGCTAACCAGTGATGGTGCTATTCAACAGTTTCAAAAAGACGGCTCCACGGTTGGCTCAATAGATGTAAGTGGTTCTGCCACTTCTTACAATACATCCTCAGACCACCGCCTTAAAGAAAATGTAATGTACGATTGGGATGCTACGACTAGACTAAAGCAACTCAAGCCAGCACGATTTAACTTTATTGTCGATCCTGATACCACAGTTGATGGCTTCCTTGCACATGAGGCACAGGCGGTTGTGCCAGAGGCTATCACAGGAACAAAAGACGAAGTTGATGATGATGGCAACGCAGTCATGCAAGGCATAGACCAAAGTAAACTTGTGCCTCTTTTGGTCAAAACAATCCAAGAACTAGAGGCACGTATAGCAGCACTGGAGGCAGGATAATGGCAATAGAATACACATGGACAATAAGTCAAACTGAATACGAAACCACAAGCGGAAGCAAAGGCATACAGGTGCTGCACTGGCGCTGCACAGCAGTTGATGGTGAGCACTCTGTAAGCTCTTATGGCACGACAAGCCATACACCTGATCCATCTTCAAGTGACTTCATAGCTTACGAGAGTGTTACAGAAGCTAACTGCATAGCTTGGGTACAGGCACAGATAGACAAGGATGCCACTGAAGCTAATCTAGAAAAGGGTATAGATAATCTTAAAAATCCACCAACCATGAGTGGAGTTCCTTGGTAAGATGGAAATGGAGTTGCTATGGAGTGCTGGACTAACTGGTTTACTTGGTATAGTAGGCTGGATTATCCGTAGTCAACACGCAGAAACACAACGTATGCAAGTCCTACTAAATAAAACACGAGAGGAGATGGCTCGTGACTATATGACTAAAGCAGAAGCTAACAGTGATATAAATAGAATAATAGACAGACTGGAGGCTCTAGACGCAAAGCTAGATAGAATTATAGAGAGAAGATGATAGATCCCATAACGGCTATTGCAGGTGCTACTGCTGCCTTTAACACACTGAAGAAAGGCATACAGGTTGGCAAAGACCTGCAAGACATGGGTGGCACTATGGCTAAGTGGGCTGGTGCGATAGCTGATCTAGACTTTGCAGATAAACAGAATCAGAAACCTCCGTGGTACAAGGCTCTAGGTGGTGGTGTAGAGGCACAAGCAATGGAGATCTTTGCAGCAAAACAGAAGGCTGCATCTATGAGAGCAGAATTAAAAGACTTTATATCTGTGGTATATGGACCATCTAAATGGCAAGAGATATTAGAAATAGAAGCAAAACTTAGAAAGCAAAAGAGAGAACATGAATACAGACAAATGGAAATCAAACAAACAATCATCGAATGGGCTACAGGTATTTTACTCTTTATTATTTCCGTTGGCCTTTTGTTCGGTTTTGTATGGATAGGAACTAGATAATGGCAACTACATTTGGAAGCAGTGAGTCTTACGAGGACACTCAAGCACGAGAAAGTGCTGCAGATAATAGACCTCCTCCCCCAACCTCTATCCCCCCTGTTGAGGAAGCACCACCTCCAGCAGATGATACACCAGTAGATGATGGTCTTCCAGACTTAGGGCCAATGCCAGACAGGACTGATGTATTTTTAGGTGGTGACGATAGAAACAGAATGGGGGATGCTAGTTTTAACCTAGCTAAGTTCTCTGAAGACTTTGTGAAAAGATTTTCTACTGTTAACAGAGCAGGAGAATCTAGTCTTAGTTTTAGTAAACTGCAAGAGGCAACTCCTCAAGAGTTAACTTTATATGATTTAAATAAAGATGGAAAAATAGATGTTACTGATGCACTAGATATACAAACTGCTGGTGGAGCAACTCGAATAGGGGGAGAAAAGCTACAATCAATATATAATGCAATTCACGATAACTCTGCTTTGATGGAAAAATTAGGTTATAGGTCTGACCCTAAAACATTCTTACTGGATGATGGTAGAGAAGTTACTGTTGATAACCCTACACTTACTAAATCTTATCAAGATGTTAGATTTCCAGAACAAATTTTAAATGAGAGTGCTATATTTTCTGGATATGATAATGATGCAAATAATCCGATGAAGAGACATATGACTGTTGATGCATTTAAAGAAAATAGAGACAGAGCTAAAGAAAGTTTACCAAATATAGAACAAGGTTTTTTTAATTCTAAACAGTATGCAGACTGGTATGCTAATACTTTATTTGGCATAGGCACAATGGATGTGCGTAGGAGTCCTTACTTTGGTATGCAAGGTTCTGGTAGTATAGGTGCTGCTCAAGATGCAGCCTATGAAGATTATCTTAATTCTACAGGAAATCAAAGTTATCTAGTTGATGGAGATGATTTTAAACCTTATATGGGGGTAACTCTTCAGGATGGTCAGCAAGAACCAGCTACAGACATGCAGGTTGTTGGAAGGGAAGATGTATCTGATACAGGTTCAACTTCACCATTTGCTGGGATACAGATGGGAAGTGGTCAACAAGATCAAACAGTTGACACTGTAGTAGACCCTGTGCAAGAAGAAGTAGTTACTTATGGTGATACAAATGTAGGGGATCAAACACAAGAGGCATTTGGTCCAGTTGCAGACTCAAATATAACTACATATGATCCTGCTGGTGATAGCTCTGCTCAAATAGATACAACAGGTGGTGCTACTACAACTGACACAGGACTTAATATTGCTGCTGCCCCTGCTGCAACTACATCTTTTAGTCCAAGAAGTGCTACTAGATCTGTAGCATCAGATACTGCTGGATTAGGTTCTGTGCCTACATTTGGTGGTGGATATCAACCAGGCACTGTTTATGAAGGGACACAGTTTGAAGCCAGAGATAGTGGTATAGAAACTGTAATGTATAGGAACCAAAGAGGACAGATGATACCAGTCACACTAAGAAATGGTAAACCTATTACTTATGTACCACCTGGGTATGTTAGATCTATGTCTGAGGGTGGTGCCGTTATGCCACTAGAGTCAGAGCATAATTTAGCTAATAAATTTCTTGGGTACACTGGTGAGAAATCTAGACCTGCTCTTGATGATTTTTACAAGTCTAATCCTGGAGCAGCAGCACGTATGGGTGAATATCAAAAAGCTGTAACTGGTATGTCTTATGGTGGTTATACTGGTGGACCTGCAGAGAGAGGTAGAGGAGCACCTGCAGCTAGTCCTGCCCCTAGATCACAACCTGCAGCAGGTATAGAGAGGGGTAGAACACAACAACCTAGAGTGTCTAGTCCTACACCACAGGCTACCACTCAAAGATCTATGGGTGCTCCTGCGCCTAGACAAAGGGACAATGACAGAAGCACACCACCTAGAGTAGCTACGACACAACAACAAACACGACAAACCTCTCAACCTAAAGCCATGCAGTTTTCTGATAAAGATAAAGGTGTTTCTATATCTTACTTTAACTCTCAAGGTGAACAAATAGGGGTCGGTGATAAAAGAACCAGTAGACTTAGTTTTAAAGATCCTATGACAAGGGACATTGCAAAAGATTTACAAGATACAGGACAAAGCTATGAGGTACGTAATAACGAATTATTAACTAGTAACTCTGTTCTTGAAGGATCTAAAGTATTTTTAAAAGCCCTTAGAGATAAAAAACTTCCTGTATCTTATACTTCAGGTAATGCAACATATTCTTTAGAAGCAAACTTTATAGAAGAAGATACTGGTAGGGTTAATATCCCAGGGGGTAGTTATTTCGCTGGGGTAAAACTTACAACTCCTAATGATTTTTTATTAGACTTGGTAAGAAAAATGTCTGGGCAAAATACTCTAAATAGGGGTGGAGTAATTGGTGGCTATCAAGAGGGTGGAGCATCTAGTGATCTATCAGGTGAAGGAAACATAGATCCAGTAACTGGTTTTGAAACAATAAGTTATAAAGATGATATAATACCTATGTTTGGTGATGCAGTGACTCAAACTATGCAACCTGGACAAGCCCCTGTATCTTACATAGAAGAAGATCAAAGTCAGTTTTTAGATGCCTCTGCTGGTAGAGTAAGTGATGTAGCTCCCTATGCAAGTGCGGCTACTGTAGATACGGTTGAAACAGCAATGACTCCTGGTGTAGCAGATACAGCTACTTATGGCGCTACTACTGCTGCTGGTGCAGTAAGAGATGAGACTGCAAGAACAACTGCAGCTACAGGAACAGTAAGTGAGGGTGCTCAGGTAGATGCAGCACAAGGCACTGTATCCGATGCAGCTATGGCTGATGCAGCACAGTTTGACTCTAACTTTATTAATAGAGTTAATATGGGTGAGATGAATGTTACCTCTAGTCAACTTGTAAATGCAGCAGGTCAAGATGAGGTAGCACCAGCAGTTAAGATAGCGCAGTCCTCTGGCATTGACCCTGCAATAGCTCAACAGGCAACAGTGTCTGTAAACGAGTTACCAGAGGCTGCTACTATAGCAGAATCTAACATGGCTCAGGCTAAGGTAGCACAGTCTGGTGGTTTACTTAGAGAAGAAGCTACAGCATATGCTGCAAAGTTAGATACTTTTAGTGTTGACAATGGTACACTAGCTAAAGCCATACAAGGTGAGGTAGGTGCTCTAGGAACTGTACAAGGTCAGTTAGAAAACCTGATGAGTCAGTTTGATGATGGTACACCAGCTTGGGCCGCAGGAGCTATGAGAGCCGCTAATGCTGCTATGGCTGCAAGAGGACTAGGTGGTAGCTCTATGGCTGGTGCAGCTATCTTACAGGCTGCTATGGAGTCTGCATTACCTATTGCACAACAGGATGCTCAAACATTTAACCAGATGAACATGAGCAACCTTAACAGGAGACAACAGGTTGCTCTGACTAATGCTGCTGCACAACAAGGGCTTGCTCTACAGAACTTGTCTAACGAACAACAGGCAGCACTACAGAATAGTACAAATGCTTTTGCTCTGCAGACACAAGACTTGTCTAACATGCAGCAAACATTCTTGGCTAACGCACAGATAAAGTCTGCACTACAGGGTCAAAACCTTAGCAATCAACAACAAGCCAACTTAGTTACAGCAGCTAGATACGCTGAAGTTTCTAACATGAACTTAAACAACAGGCAACAGACTGCTTTAACTAATAATGCAAACAACCTACAGATTGAGCTGTCAAATTTATCTAATAAGCAACAGGCTTATGTATCTAATGCACAACTTGCTGCAGCATTGCAAGGTAAACAAATAGATAATCAACAGCAAGCAGCTATACAAAATGCAGCTAGATTTGCAGAGGCAGCTAATATAAACTTTACTGCAGAACAACAAGAACAATTACATAACTCTGAACTTATGAAAACTGTAGGTTTAGCTAATTTAAGTAATAGACAGGCTGCTGTATTACAAAACGCTGCTACTCTTGCTGCTATGGATACGGCTAATTTAAATAATAGACAACAGGCTGCGGTACAGAATGCTCAAAGTTTCTTACAAATGGACATGGCTAACCTGACTAATGCACAACAGACTGAGATATTTAGAGCACAACAAAACATACAAGCGTTGTTTACTGATCAGGCTGCTACTAATGCTGCATCACAATTTAATGCTACCAGTGAAAACCAGACTAATCAATTCTTTGCATCACTAGCATCACAGACCTCACAATTTAATGCAACACAAGTTAATGCTACAAATCAGTTTAATGTAAATGCTGTAAATGGTATCAGGCAATTTAATTCTAATTTACAAAATCAAAGAGATCAGTTTAATGCTAATAATGGTTTAGTAGTGGCACAAGCTAATGCACAGTGGAGACAGAATATAGCAACTTTAAATACTGCTGTACAAAATGAAAGCAACATGGACTTTGCTAAGACAATTAATGAATTGACAGAAAATAACTTAGATCACATCTGGCAAAGAGAAAGAGATCTAATGCAGTACAATGTAGAGTCAATAGAAAACTCTAGAGATCGTGGTATGCAGATACTTCTTGGTTTACAAGACCTAGAAAGTTTAAGGGAAAGAATAGCAGCAGGTGAAGATCGTGCTCAAAATGATTTCTTGTTTAGTTTTCTGTTTGATATTTTTGATTAGGTGAAATAATGGCACTATATACTAAAAAATCTTTGGAAGAGATAAGAAGCCAACTAGCTGAAGAGGATGCTAGAACAACAAAGGCTGTTAGAAAAACAGATAGACCTTATTTCATGAGGCGTAATAGAGTTGATACAACATCTCCTTTAGGGGTTAGTGACCCAGTTGAAGAATTAATGGCAGAGTTTTCTTCTCGTTCAGCTACTATTGTTCGTCAAACAAGTGCTATTGCAAATGCAAAATCAAAGAATAGGCAACTAAAAGAAGAAATAACAGATTTGTCACCAACAGCAGAGGCAGGCGATCAAATATTTGTTAAGGGTGAAAAGGGTAAGCAACCGTTGACTATAAGAAATAATAATCCAGGCAATCTTAGATTTGCAGGTCAGGATGGTGCAGAAAAAGGTGAGGGAGGTTTTGCTAGATTTAAAACAGCAGAGGCTGGTATGTTAGCAATGCGTAAACAAATAGTATTAGATACTCAAACCCGTGGACAAACATTAAGAGAGTTTATTAACAAGTATGCACCACCTAGCGAAAATGAAACAACTAAGTATTTAAAAACTGTATCTAATACAATAGGAATTGATCCTGATCAAAAAGTTCCTGAAAACTTAATAAATGATTTGCAAAAAATTATGATACAACTAGAGGGTGGTAAAGTATCATTAGACTATTTTATGAGAGAAGATGAAGAATGAGTATAGTATTAGCTGCACCTATTCCAGGTCAATCATTAACTAAAGAACCTAAAAACATGCGCTTTGAGAGACCTCCTGATATTGCGAGTCCTCTTGAAGCACTGGATATGCACATAGATAACATTACTAGACCAGAAGCATTAAGAGATGCTTTTCATTTTTTAGAAGAAGGTCTTGATCTTGTGTCTCTTGTTGAAGGTATATTGCGTAGTGCCGTAATGGGTGGCAGACATAGCTTAGATGTTAGTCTAATTATTGCGCCAGTATTACATGAATATATTAGAGGTCTTGCACTAGAAGCTGATGTAGAATTTGAAGAGGGTTTTGATAAGGCTCAAGATGATGGTATTGAATATACCAGAGATGCAAAACGTGCTAATGATATCCTACAACAAATGAAGAAAGAACAAGGTATGCCCATAGATGAACCTATGGAAATGCAGCCTGAAGAAAAAGAAGAGCCAATGGTGGAGACTGAGGATATGCCCCTCACCCCACAAGGGCTGATGTCTAGGAGAGTATGATGAAATTTTCATGGGCTGGTCTTAATGATGCATATCAAAGAAAAAGATTAGAAGATAGGGCAGACAAAGAAAGAGAAGAGGAGATAGCTCTTGCTCGTGAAAACACTTTGTTAGAACTTGGTTTAACCAGAAATAGAGATAGAGCAAAATTTAGAAGTAGCGAGCCTTACAGAGAGGCAGCAGAAGCTGTTATAAAGTTAGAAAAGAGACTGGAAGATATAACATTCGTTGATGATACACAAAAAAACTTTTTTGATAAATTAAAAACAGATCCTTTTGCTGTAAAAGAGGTATTTGATTTTATAGAAGAACAAGAGACCGAGTATAACAACTCTGTTAAACTGCTCGATCTCCCCCTTATGATAGATATAGTTACATCTAATGCACCTGTTGATCAACAGATAGATATTATTGGACAGATAACAAGTCAATCTTATGTTGGAGAAGAAGGAAAACAAAACTTTATTGACATGGCTTCTAAGTTAAATAACATTGTAACTACACCTGGTCGTAATGTGTTTATTGATATAAAACCAGGAACTAGATTAGATCCAGTAAAAGTCAGTGCCAAAGAAGAAGCAATGATAGACATGGTAATAAATAGTATTGTTAGCCCTGCTCTTACATACCAAATTAACAACCCCAACGACACTAAACTTAATGGTATACTAGAAGATGTTTATAGTGATAATTCAGCTATAAAACAAAGAGGTCTTATACAATTATTTAATTACACACCATCAGGTAGAAATAGTTCTTTTGGTAGCCTTGCAGAACTTGAGGCGTTGATAAAAGCCAACCCTGCATTAAGAGGTTTTCAAGAAACTAGTATTGGAAAAACAATACTCCAAGGCTACGTCTATCCAACACCTCCTCAAGAATCTATAGACGAATTAAGAGCAGATCCAAGTCCTGAGAAAAAACGAATTTTTGATTTAACATATGGTCCAGGAAAAGCAGATAGTTATTTATAGGTAGATAATGACACAAAACGTAGTACCCGAAGATTTTTTTCTAAAGTTTCATAACAAACAAACTCAAGATGTAGTACCTAGAGATTTTTTTCTAAAGTTTCATGAAACAGATACTGAAACTAAAACTAGGGAAATTAATGAGATAGGGTTGCCTGAGGCTGGCACATACTCTGAGAATGATATGTCAGAGGATGATAATATGTTTTCTGTTGTAGAAGCATATATGATAGACCGTTATGGTAAAAGATATGTAGAGAAACAATCTAGAGATGATCTTGTAGATGCGTTCTTAAATAATAGGAGAGGAGTTAGTGGAGGTAACAGTGTTCGTAATTTTGAGGAGACAAGATTTTTAAATAGAATACAAGATGACCCAGTAAAAATGGCTACGGCAGGTAAAGCCTACAAACTTTACGAAGATATGGCAGGATTGTTTAGCAAAGAACTTACTGTTGGAGAAAAGGTAGAAGGTAGTTTAGATTATATACGTACCTTTTTATTAGATCCTGTAAATGCTGTTGGTGGTATATTAGGTAAAGTTGTTGGTGGTGGATCTGTTAGAGTTGCTTCTAATGTTGGTCAAAAAGCAGCTATGGAGGCAATGAAAAAGACCGCAGGCACAGGTGCAAGTGCTAAAACTGTAAAGAAAAAAGGTGCTGAAGCATTTAAAAAAGCCATAAGAGAAGCAGGTAAAGAAACGCAAAGAAACGCTGCTAGGTTTGCATCAGAGTTAAAAAATACCAGAGGTTTTAAAAGACTAATTCAAAAGGGTGCTGTAGCGGAGATAGCCACAGTTGCTAGTATAGATGCAATAGCTGCTGCAGGTACAGATGCATTATATCAAAATGGCTTAATAAGAACAGGTGTTCAAGAAGAATTTAGTACTATGCAACTAGGTATTGCTGCCCTTGGTTCTGTTATTATGGGTGGAATACAAGCTGGTAGAGTTATGGCTAGAGGAGAAATTGGACCTCAGGCTTCACCATTAGTAACAGGGGGTGTAGAAAACAGAAAGGATGTACTAAAAGATTTAACACAGGATCTTATAAAATATGGGGAGATGCAGATACCTATTACTAAAAAATGGGAAGCTAGGGTTACAGATGGGCAAGAACTTTCTGATCTTGATTCTGATTTTTTTATAGAGTTGCTTTTAGGTAGACACTCAGAGGATGGTGAAGAGGTATTGTTTGAGGGGATATCACAAAAGGCAGCTAGAAATAATGTTTACTGGATAGAAGAATCAGACGAGAATGTAGGTAATTGGGTAGCAGAAATTATTGCAACATCAGAGCAGAAAGATGTGGATGAATTTGTAGATGCTTTTCGTAAAGCCACTGGCAATAAGTTAAGACAAATCTCTGCTAAGAAGATGACTCCAGAAAAACTAGCAGATACATTTGCAAATAAAATAAGTCAGTCTGCTAGAAATCTAAATGCTCTTAAACAAGTGGCAGATAGAAACTCTTTATCTATAGAAGATTTAGATGTAGAAACTTTTATTGCTACTGAGGCTGATCTACCTTTTAAAACAATAAAAAGAGAAACTGATAATCCAGAGATGAGTGGATTTGAAAAGTTTTTAGAGTTAACCCCAGATGCAATAGTAAATGCACAGAATAAAACTATTAGACTATTAGTTTCTAATCCATCTACAAGTGCATTGAATGTTATTGGTTGGGGTGCTCATACATCTCTTAACACTGTATCTGATATAGCCTTAGCAACTGTATATTTAGGTAAAGGTGGGTTGCAGAAGCTAGCCTTTATGGGTAACAGGGGGGACAATGATTTAAGAATAGCAAAACAGATAATGGCTACTACTTTGTTTAAGGGTAGGACAGTACTTGATCCTAGCATGACCAGAGCACATTTTGAAACCATGTTATCTAGAAATGCAAAAGCTATGGAGGCACTAGATAGCACACTCCCTGGAGGTGTAGAGAATGCAACTAAACTTATAACTGATGGAGAGTTTTCATCTACTGCACGTATGTTAGACCTTAAATCAGAACAAGTTGTTGATATGATACAAATGCTTAGTTTAGTTAAAGCACAGGATAGATTTACTAAGTCTGTAGAATTTGTATCTCAAATGGATAAAGCATTAAGACTACAATTTAATAAAGGTTGGGATGAATTTTATACTGACCCTAATGCAAGTAAACTTATGCAAACTAAAGAGTATTCTAGAATAGAAGCATTAGCTGTAGAGAGAACTTTAGAAACTATTTTTTCAAAGTCTTATAAAGGTAAAGGTGCTTTAGGTCAGATAGCTGGTGCTATTGAGGATGCTAGAAATATACCTGGTATAGGTTTAATGATTCCTTTTGGTAGATTTTTTAACAACACTGTTGATTTTGCTTTTCAAGCCAGTCCTATAGGTCTCTTTGGTAAATTAATGGGGTTTTATAAAGATAAAACTTATAAAGAATTATCAGCAAAAGCTACTGTGGCTGTTGGTTTTGTGGCTTATTTATCACAGGATGAGGATGAAAAAAGAAGACAGGGTTTGGGTTTGTATGAAACTAGAACTCCAGGTGGTACAATAATTAATCAACAGTTTGACTATCCTTTATCTTTATTTAAAGCTGTTGCTCGTGTTATATCTATGCTTAATGCAGGAGAAACACCAACAGAAGATATGTTATCTCAAATATCTAGAGACTTTACTTTAGGAGGTTTACTTAGAAACTTAGATAGATCTCAGAAAGATATGGCAGAGTTATTATATCATGCCTTTAGATTAGAGTTAGAAGACGTTCAAAGATCTGCAATAAAAGTTAGTAGGGGTATTATTGCTCAACCTATAAATGCAGGTACAAGATTTTTAGAACCACTTAATATTGTGGCTGGTGTTGTTCAAGGGGGTCAACAAAAAACAATAGATAGAGAACAAGGCAATAAATTTGTAAATGATGCCTTTCGTTACTTTGATAACATCATGCCTATCTTTGTGGGTGAGCGTCCAGAGTTGCAGTCTGCTGCAGTGGGTACAATTATACCGCCAGCGACAAAAGTATTTGGTATTAGACCAGTTGAGTTAACAGACACATCTGCTCTTTTAAACATGCTTGGTTATAGTAATTTTGAATTAAATGCAGAACGAAAGATAAGAGAGCAAGCACCTAGAGCTGCTAATGAATATAATAGAATTTTATTCTCTGTGATAGAGGCAAAGTCTAAAGCACTTATGGATAACGAAGGGTTTAGAAACGCATCAATAGAAAGACAAAGATCTATATGGGACAAAGAAAAAAATGATGCTAAAGAGGCTGCAAGAGAAATTATAGTATTACAATATAGTGACTCTCATCCTGTCCATGGGTCAGTAGTAGACTTACAATATGATTTAACTAGAAAACATAGTAGGTCTGAGATAGATAAAGCTAGAGAAGAATTAGAACTCTCTGAGGATTTAGGTGACTTAAACAGAGGTCAACTAATACTCCTCAGAGAATACTTTGATGTTAAAAAAACGGTAGATGAGATTAAAGATAATAAAATACTTAGGGGAAACTAGTTATTCTCTAACATATAGTCTGCCCACTTGTATGCTTCTTTTCTTATCTCTGACATACTCATACCAACATTACCCATAAGAACCACCATCGCTTGACCAGCAAAATACCTACGTGCATTTAAAGTTACTGCTGCTTTTTGCGATGAAGTTTTCTTCTGTAGTTCTTGATAAGCCTTAGCCTCCTGCTCTAATTTTGTTAATTTTTTCATTCTGCTTTACTTTCTCTAGGTTCTTAAAGTAGGCCCTATTAAAACCTAATTGCCAATCCCTGTGTTGCCAGAACTTATATTTATTATGATAGGGATTAATTAGTTCGCCTCTTTTAAAGCTTAGTTCACCTTGTTCACATGGAGTCATTTTTTGATTTCTTTCATTGTGTCTATCATTTTTTCTAGATACCATTGTGCTTTCTCCATATCCTCTACTGGGTTTCCTTTGTAAGTGTGTCGGTGTTGATACTTGATTACATTGCCATGGCAGAAGGCTTTGAAACCCTCCAACCCTAGCGTTTGCTTTATATAATCAATACATTCAATACCATCACCAATTGTGTAGTGTACAGGTTTATTTACTGGGCTGTAGTCTGACATTTTATGCTCCTATATCTACTACTTCACAAACGTCGCCAGTACATGCTAGTGTCTGACTAGACTTCGTTGTATCCTCCTCTTCATAGCTTGAAAGTTTAGACCAGTCAATAGACTTTGGCATTAAACTTAATAAAGTTTTATAGTCGTTCATACCTACCTCTTGATAAGGTGCTTGTTGATAAGTGTGTTCACTATAAGGCAAGAAAGATACACCAGACATCTCATCAAAATGCTTGTGAACAAATGCACCTACCTCAAACCACTCATCAGGTTTTACATTAACCGTAATACTTGGTTTGTGACAACACCAATGTCTTTGATATATAAGCCAAGTTTCTAGTTGTTCAATGGCTGTAAGGTCTTTTGTAACTGTTGCACCATCAGGGGCTTTGATTGGAAAACTAAATACAGTTGTATGCTCTGGCTTCATTACATCAGGTTCACTTGGTATACCTTGATCTTTCATAAAGGTGGTAAGGGGGTCTTTATTATCTCCTCTAATGGTTCTAATATAATGATGTGCATAGCGTGGGTGTATCCCAGAGGCACTGTCAACTAATTGGGATACTGTTCCACTGGGTTTGACACAGGTAATAGCTGTTGACTGGGGAATATCCAAGCGATCAGCCCACATAGCATTAGAATTAACAGCAATTTCACGTAGATGTTCAAGTGTTTTATCAAGACCTTTGTTCCTTCTTGTCAGTAGCTTGTTATCCATTATCCCCGTGAGTGACACACCCAACAGTCTCTCTTCTTCGGTGTTACGCTGCCACACTTTTCGCAAGTATGGGAACTTGGTGTAGGTGGATTGAACTGTTCCCAAAATTGTTGCAATACGTACCTTTCGCTCAAGATCGTCAATAGTATCCGTAGACCTAACAACAACTTCCGTAAGATTACAGAACTGATACGGCCTAAGTATAATCTCAGAACACGGATTAGTCCCAAAGTCCCAGTCAGGATCACGCCTATTATATTTACTAACTTGTTTCTTAGCTGCTTCACGATTGAATATACCACGTTCTCCACTCCCAGACTCTACCAGAGAAGTCCACTCACGCATAAATGATATGGCATCTGGCTTTTCTGTATAGGCTACAGAGTTATTAGCTAGTGCTCTGTGAGGGTCATTCTCCCACCAAGCACCAGACTTAGCATGACGCATACGATCATCAGATAAGTTAGATAGACTAATCATTGCTGACCTACGTACACCTCCCATAACTATGACCTCACCAATCTTACACATAATATCGTGGCACTGTATGCTTGATAGCTTGTAACCTTGTGCCTCTTTAAATGTATGTACGGTAAAGTTAAATAGATCTACTAGGGGGCCAGGACCAGAGGCTCTACCACCAAAGGTCTTTAACCTAGCTCCTGCAGGACGAACTAAACTAATGTCCCACTTTGGGATCTCACCACTATAGAGGAGTGCTATTAATTGTCTGAACGCTTTTGCCCAACCTTCTTTACTGTCTCTAACGACGATGGTAGTTTCACTATCGAAGAGTGTTGGTACTTCGGGGAGCTTGCTGATGAACTGTCTCTCAACGGAGAACCCAACGCCAGTACCACACAAGAGGATGAACATAGCCTCATCAAAAGACTTGGGGTCATCTACTGGTAGATAGCTACAGTTATAACCTGCAGTATTATCCCTGTTTAAAGCTGGACCTGCAGTCATCATAGCCCTCATAGAAGGCATAACCTCTAGTCCAAGTATAGCATCACGTATTTGATTTACGTAACTATCATCACCTATTACTGGTCTGATGACATTATCCATATACCTCTCAACTGTCTCAGACCACTCTTCTCTTCGCTTCTCTTTATCAAGCCAACGTGCATATCTTGATTTATGTATAAAGGCTTGGTATTCTGTGGGTAAATAATTATTCATAGCTTTTCCTGTTCTACTATCTACCATAGGTAAGTTATCTTTATCCCAGTTTTCTATCTCTTCACGAGTCAGCACTATCTTCTCCTTTATCAAGAGATCCTCTCAAACGATTAACAATTATCTCTCCCCTAGTTTTTACAGAACTAAGTTGATAATTTAATTGTTGTTGGATATTGGTGTTATATTGCAACTCCATTACCCAAGAGTTTTGCTCCTCTGAAAAATCAGAAGTGTCATATTCGACATCATCAATTGTTAGTTTAGTCATTTTCTATTACCTCACATTTGGTTACTGTTATATCATCAATATCATAGAGTGCGTCTTGTACTAGCTCACCTATGACTTGGCAGTTGTTTCCCTCTACTTCTAGGAAATTTGCATCTCTATCTACAAAAATAGTTAGAGTTACCTCGTAGGGAAAACCTAAGTTATACTCCCTTTTTATCATTAGTCAAGTCTTCCCTCTTTGAATCTTAGATTTTTTACAAGTTCATCACTTGCCATAGATATCTCGTAATCTTCCCAACGAGACAAACTCTGGTTCATAATACCCGTTTTGGATATTTCTTTTAATAATAACTCCCTTCCACCATTCCAAGTTTGACTGCCCAGCCCAACCCTCTTGCGCCCCTTTGAAGCACCCTGCGACCAAGCCGATAGTCGGATTAGGGTGAGCATCATCCTTAAAAAACATACTACGCTTATGACTGTGACCAACAGTAGTACTGCAATGGCGTTTTTGGATAAGCCCATAAGCATGGTGTATACCAGACAAAGCTGTACCATAATTACCACTAGCAATGTAGTGAGCATACGAGACACCATCGTAATCAGCGATGGAGGGGGCTGAGTTATTATATTCGTGGTATTCATCAAACCATACATCCGTATTTAAATGACTAAAAGATAGACCAAATTTACTACCTTCTAGCCTTGGGTCATTAGCTATGGCTTTCTTAATCCTGTTTTCATGATTACCTTCTAAGCCAAAGAAAGCAGGACGTTTCTTTTTCATTTGCCTAAACTTACGTCTTATTCTTTCTTGTGAGTCATTGTAACATTGGATATCTGCCTCATAGCTTTGTGCTACAATAGCTTTAGGATATCTTGTATCATAACTATTTAGTGATTTTAAGTCTGCACCATCTCCTAAGTCTACAACATAGTCAGGTCTTATATCATAGAGCAGATCACCTAGCCAATTAAATCTATCATTAGATACTGATGGATCTGCGTGAGCACAGGTAAATACTACTGCTGTTTTCATGTCATGTGTTCCTTGTATTTATCATCAACCACTAAAGGTTCAATAGATCTGGCAAAATATTTCTGCCATTCGTATGCATCATCCATAGTCTCAAACCAAAAATTAGCGGGTTGTATCATTCCGTCTATCTCTGTTTTGCAGACCATATACCAACCCATACCATCAGGTGCGTCTAGTAGTGAATCTATATCCTCATCATCTTCGTCTAGACTTACTGGGCCTTCTAGTATTCCCCATACTTTTATTGTCATTCCAACTCCTTAATAGTTTAGTGTAGTGATCTAATCCTATCATCACTATCCAAGGTTTACGATCTGATCTATAACAAACAACTGGTTCTCCTTTACTATGAGAGGACGCTTGTTCTATATATTTGTACGCTGTTTGCATCCCTGACTTTCTTCTTTTTACTTCTATTGATAAAGGTAGTTTTTTTCTAGCAGCAGGTGAGAATTGTATATCTTCGCCAGTATCACCCATTATGCACCCCTTGATATCATCTGGTTCAAACTCAGGAAATGTTTCAAGCAACTTATCTCTTATCTCGTTTTGACCAAGCCTACCTTTTGCTTTACCACTACGAGTCATCTTTTATCTCTGGCACGTTAGGCTCATATTCTACATGAGTTAAGAACACAGGGCCAGTCTTATAAATAAAAGTTCTGAGATTGGGCCAACACCTTTTCTTAAAGTCACAATAACTACACGGCATAGACAACTTCATATTGGGACTGGTCTTGCTCTGAGCTACAGGTGGTATCCTGTCTTCAGGTATCTTACCCTTGATCATAGATTTTATATGCTCTACTTCTTTCTTTTTGTTTTTTAACTCCTCTGTAAAGTCATGTACATCTAAGCAAATACTGCCGTTAACTTTATCTATTGCAAGAAAACCACCATGAGTTTTGTTAGTAACTAGATCATCATCTTTTCCTGCATACACGTAAGATGATAGTTGTGATATATAACCAAACGGATCATCATCTCTCAGAGTCCCTTCCTTAAACTTTTTGAATGCGTTAGGACTACAAGACTTTACATCAATGGTCATACCATCAATCACTGCATCTCTATGTCCTTTGATGCCATGAACATCTAATCTATCTTGCTCACCTACAACAGAGTGTCCTGTCTGTTTTGCTATTGTTAGGGCTAACTCTTCTATGACATCCCCATAGAAAAATTTAAACAAGGTGTTAGCACGTAATGGTTCTCCTTTATCTTTGCAATTAACCTTAAACCAAAGTTTACGTTTACAGGGTGTACCTAAAGCAGACAAACCAAGATAGCTTCTAGGCTCAGGTGGATGTGAGAATCTCTTGGTAGATAAGGCAGATATATTATCTCCCATATTTTTAGCTAAGATATTAGACCAAAGACCTTTACCTTCTATGACAGTATACATATCATCTACAAGTGTGTCTATTGTTTTCATGTTATCTCCAAAAAATGAGGGGTGAGTGTTATGGAAGTACGATGCGGAGGACACCCACCCCTTCAGTTTAAAACAGTACTTGTTCTTGAGTGGCTGATACTGTTTTTAGTTCAGGCTTCTGTGTGGCCTGTGGAGTGATGTTATATTGCACATGGTCTGTTACCATCACCCTATCTAAGCGTTGACCTGATACGTCATACTGAGTGTCATAAATGGTTATATCTACTTCAACCATAGATCCGTTACCAATTAGACCATCATCCTCTAGTGACCAAGGGCTACCATCTAATTTTGTAACAACTGGTGGACCAGATGACCACTCATTTCCAGTGTCATACCTACGCTCAAATTTAATTCGTTGGCCTCTTCCCTCTAGATCAGGTTTAGGTTTCTTACTACATCCAGCAGCCATAAGCCTCTCTATACTATCATCATCTAAAATAAGATCAATAGTACAGCAGCCATCCCACTGTCGATATCTACCACCATAACCTTCCATGTCACGATTCTGTGGGAATACTTTTGCCCATTCTGCAATTCCGCTTACAGTTACTTTTCTTGGTTTAGCCATTTAGTTCTCCTTCTTAGTGTATCTCACTGTAGTTGTTACCGTATTGTATGTCAATACCTAATGTAACATTTAATTTAAGATTTTTGTTTAGTTTGTCAATAGCTGACTGAAGATAATTTGTATGTATATTCTCCTCTCCTTTTCTGATTACGTTGATTGATTCATCATGAAACTGCCCTACGATATTGGGTCTAGCACCACGATAATAAGCAACCCATTTATCAAAACAGTATGCGCCTGTGCTTTGGTTAATAGTAGAGAAAGCATCCTTTTCATATCGTAGGCTATGCCAGAACTTGCTAACTGGATTTTGTACCCACATATCACCACCAATAGATCTAATCTTTTGGTCTTCTGCGAACTGTTTGACTGACCAGTTACGATCCCAGTATGCGTCTAAGAGAGTTTGTGCATCTGCCTGAGACATACCTGTTTCTCTTGATAGTTTACTAGCACCAATACCATAAGTAGCAGAGTAGTTAACTACCTTAAAGTTTTTACGTAACTCTTTTAGCTCAGGCATCTCACCCCTATTATACTTTTCTATCTGCTCCTCGTTAGCATAACCTGCATGCTTTGCCAAGTCTAAATGTGGATCAAATCCTGGTCGTGACATTTCTGCAACATAATCTGGATCGTAAGGATGCATGTAGTGGCGCTTGCAAGTATCCTCTAGTGAAGTCATATCAGCACCACATAATAAATAACCTTGAGGTGCAACAAGACAACCACGTATTTCTTTACCCCAAGGTTTATCTACTCCTGGCAAGTTGACCAAAGGTTTGTTGTGTTTGAAGCGTAGTGTATTGGTAAGACCACTGATCTCTGCCTTGACATACCCATCACGTTCACATTCTATAAAAGCCTCAAAGATACTTAACCTATGTTGTATTACGGTTAAGCCCTCAAGAACTTTAACAACTGGTTCTTTCTCTGCAAGAAGTAATACAGAAGGTGTAAGCTCCCCATTCTTTCTTACTTGTGGTATACCCCTATCACCATCAAACTTATAGTAACATGGCTCCCAACCAAGAGAGAACAGCCAGTTCTTTACCTGCTCAGATGAACTAGGATTAGCAGGTTCAACACCCTTAACCACAGACACAACACCCTCGAAGTTTTTAGGTAAATCATTATCAGATAAAAGATCTAACCAACGCTTACCATGAGATGATAATGAACCATCTTTCTTGTGCATAACTTTAGGCTTAGACTTCTCAGACATAACCTTACGCATAGGCATAACATCAATAAGCTCTTCTATTTTTTGTTCCTGCAATGATTTAAGTTGTGAGATGCAACTGTTAGCTTTAGCAACATCTAACTTCCAACCTTGCATCTCTGCTTCTCTGGCACAGTCCATCTTGAACGACAGATAACGAAAGAACCTATCCAACTCTACCTTGTTATCTTTGTAGAGGAACATAAACTTCTTCAGTAAATCTTGCCACAAGATCCAGTTTATTTTTACATCCTGTTCACAACGATGTGTGTATTCCTCTAGTGTTAGGTTTCTCCAGTCATTAATCTCTGGCTTAGGTATACCATAGTCATCACCAAAGTATTCAAGACCATGACGTGACCTGTCAAAGTTTATTACCCATGACATAGGTAGAGTGTCAAACAGTTGAGCCTTGATCTTGATACCAAGTATCTTCTCAAGAACTGGTATGTCATAGCGGATAATATTGTGACCAATTAAACCATCTTCCCTACGTAGTATCCTACGCATGTAGTCATAGTCATTAGTAGTCTTAACCTCTGATCCATCACGAGTGTATGATAAACAGTGTATCTTTGTCACATCCTCTAGTAAACCATCAGTCTCAATATCAAATAATATCATGCAGCTATATCTCCTTTCTGTCTATACGGTGCATCCTCAGTCAGGATAGTGGTGATAGGATCATAGTATAGTGACCCTGCATGCCCTAATTTAGCAAACGGTCTGTTCTTGTCAACCATAAAGTTAGTTGTATTCTGAATTATCTCATCCTCTGATTCAACATCTCTGTCTATCTTTAAGCATATGATTGCTTCTTCTTCAAGGGACGCAGCATACTTTGTTCTACCATCATCATTAACCTGTGATATAAAGATCACACCAATATCTAACTCCTTGGCTAACTGTGCCATACGTGAGCCTAGTGTAGTCAGCGTACTGGTAGCACCATCAACACCTGTGCTAGATAGATATGCAAGACGTTGTACATGGTCTACGAATATATAGTCAGCACCAAAGACAGTAGCAGCAGTCCTAGTGTGATCAAGAAGTTTAAGCGGGTCATCATGGCTCCTCATCTCAAAGATTATTGTACGATTATTTTCTGTGTCAGCAGCTATCTGTGCAGCCTCTACCACCTGATCAAGACTTATGTTATTGTTATGGGCATCAAGATTAGTACGTACATTGCAGCCTAGATGATAAGTTGCCATCGCACGATAGGTGGTAGATTTCATTTCTTCCATGTGCAACAGAGCTATACGTGTCTCAGGTGTACGAAGCAATCCATTTTCAAAGTACCTTATTACCTCAGTCTTGCCAGTGCCACGGGGTGCTTTGATAAACGTAAGGCCACCCTTAACTAATCCACGTATCTTATCATCAATACCACTGTGACCAGTAGGCACATAAGAGTAAGGGTTCTCTGTACGTATTGCTACATCTACATCTTCATCAGATATAAAAAAGTTATCAGGTGAATATTTCTGTGGTTTACGTGCAGCCCACATCAACTCTTCACCATCCCCTGCAGTTAAGAAATCATTAGCATCTTTGTGCTTTGTCATAGGGACATAGAAAAACTTCTCAGGAATAACAGAGTAAAGTTTATCTGCTGCTGATCTACCTGCTGCATCTAACTCACCTGCATAGATCACCATAGGAAATGAGTTAAGATAGTCTAGGTTTTGTTGCAAGAATTTATTACTGATTGCAGCACTTGGTATAGATTTAACCGGAAACTTTTCACCTAGTATCTGATATAAACTGGCTGCATCAAACTCACCCTCTGTAAGATACAATCGTTGGCTAGTGCCTGAATTAAATTCTGGGCCAAACAGGTGAGCCATACCTGCACCTACATCTTTTTGCCAAGTCTTTTTCTTATCATCATAAGATCTATATTTAGTGGTGTGTGGGTATTTATATGCGTATCTGACAGGCTTACCACCCTCTCCCAACTGTAGCTGTATCTGATACAACTGACAAACCTCAGGTTTAATACCACGTATATCTTCATACGTCATACTCTTAATAGGTACATCCATTATATTAACTCTCCTTTTTACTGGGTATTGTTCTGCTGCCCAATCGAAGGTAGGCTCTTTACTTGGGTAAGAGTTACCACAACTGTGACAGTAGCCATAGCCATCATCGTTCCAATTAAATGCATCACTTGACCCACAATCTTCAAAGGGACAAGCTAAGTGTGGTGTATCACCTTCTGCCATAGTCACTCTTCCTCCAAACAAAACTCACACCACGTATTGGGTGTAGGGCATCCACAACTTACACATAGATTAAATCCAACAGTATTACAAGCCTCTTTTTCTTTAGCCCTCTGTCTTTCTTCTTTAGTCATAGGACGTATCTTTTTTATTGGGGTATCTAATGTATATTTCATTTTCTACCTTCTACTTCATCTTTATTCATCATTCTTTTCCACTATTGTCATAACAGATTGGTTCCTGCCAGATTTACCTTTCCTTTTATCGCCAAGTCTTACTATGTAACCTTTCCTCTCTAGTGCTGAGAATCTAGCAGTTATGGAACTGTAAGGATAAAAAGGATGTAAGGCTAGTATATCATCCGCTATACAACCACTACTACCAAAGCTTTTTATAGTATCATATACAAGCTGCTCAAGTTTTGTTGTATCTACTGCTTCTGAAGATTCTACACTTGTAATGATACTATTAGAACGTCTTAGTTTATAAGGCTCTGTTCCAAAGTTAAATTCTTTATTCATCATGTTCTCCTTTTACATAGTGCCATAGTTTATTCAAACAACTCTCCCCCATCTCCATCATACCATGCTTGATTTACAGGGTTTGCATCTTCCCACTTGTTAATATCTTCTAGTTTTTCTTTTTGATAACCATTAACTTTTACAAGCTCTGGCCATGACACAGGAAATAATCTTTTCATTTGATCTCCAATACTTCTAGCAACTAATCGTGTTTCATATTGTGTATCACTGGCACAACGTAGGTTACACATATCAGCAAAGGCATCAAGACTACCTGACCAATACCACTCAGTCATGGTAGATTGTGGCAGTACCATACGTGCTTGCTCTGGTGCTACTCCCTCTTCAAGAAGTTCTTTATAGACTCTGAGAGAGGTATAACCAATGAAGTCTGTCTCTGCTTTGGGGTATACAACACCATCACTTCCTTGCTTCTTATCTTTAGAACGTCCTCGCCATGTCTTAGGCTCATAAAACTCAGGCTCTTCATCTACATACCTACGACTGATTTCATTCCAGCGTAAGAACTTGTGCTTGACTAACTGTCTAGCTACAAAGATGGGAGCTTTGACATGAAAGGTAGCAAAACAGTGACCAAAGGGTGACATGTGTTTATGTTTTGCTAAATATTTAATTAGATTTTCATCTTTCTCTGTTAAATAAATCCTACCCCGTGGAATTTTTTTACCAAAGCTGACTCTGGCAGAGTTAACGACAGTAACATCACTGCCCATATAATCCATCATTGTTACCATAATCATTTATTTTTCTCCTTACAACTAGGACAAGATGTATGTTTACTTGTATCAAAGGGTTTTTTACACTTGTCACACTCCACTAATTTAATTCTTCTCATCATACCTTTCTACCCCTAAGTGCGAAGAACAAACCACCAACCCATAGTAATACATGTAAGTTATCGTACAGTAAAACATCTAACAGACTATCAGGTTCACCCACCCATATCACACCTGTCATTATGCAGCAGATAACTAAACCACTAAACCTTGTAACCATATCCTCTACCCAAGGATGATCTAGGTGTAGATAAGTAAAAGATATCAACCCACCTATTATTAATCCCATACCTGCACCTAGCTCACCGTAAGCTGCAAACCACCACACGATGTACGGTAGTTCAAATGCCTCAGCATCATCAATACTTATAGGCAACTTAGACAAACCTTGTTGTATAAATACAATGGCCAAAGGTATCCTTAGCAACCAATGAGATAAACAGAACTCAGGTATCATGTTTAAAATCTTATTCATGCTCACCTCCAAACATCCTACTACTGGTTACATTATCGGTAGGATCTATTTTAGATTTTTTCTCAGCCTCTTTGTAAACCATTGCGGTAATAAATATACCTCCGATTAGTAGAGAGTGGCCCATCCCACTGATTGCAAACCAGAACATGTTACCTATCCACAATGCAAAGATTGCACTCCACATGTATGCCAGTATTTGAAAGACTGCATGTGCAGCCATTGGATCAAGCCTTTGAATGTGACGTAACGGAGAATTCTGTATAGTCATCACACTGTCCCATGCCTCTTTAAATAAATCAAAGACACTAACAATGCTCAAAGGCACAACCTTTAATTTGTTACTCATTTTTTATCCTTTATATTTAAGTTCATTGGTGAGTATGCTTCACCATTATATTGAGAGCCTGACTTATCTGGCCCTGTTTCAACACCACTATTACAACCAAATACAACCACCATCAAAAATATAGTGCTGTAAATGAAAGCCCTCTTAGACCACAGAATAAACAAGTCAAAAGTTTTTTCTGCCTCTATCTGTGCTGCTTCTCTAGGTGTCAACTTTACCCTCCTGTTGGTTTTTAAATCCCTGCAATTTATTAAACTCATTTTGATCTATACAGTTAACCATCTCTACTGCACCAGGTAGCATACCATTATACGCCATCATAAGACCGTGAACGTAATTCATTATGCTTGTTCTGTCAGTAAGTGTAACCCTACATTCAGCCTCAGTATTATAAACTGGGTTTGTAAATACAAACGTGTCTCTTGTTCCATCTTCATTCCAAGATAAAAAGAGTACTATTGCATACCATTTCATATTAAGATGCCTCCTCTGTTTCACCAATCATTTCGTCCCACTCCTCTGATGTTACACCAGTCATTATGAACTCTCTTTGTTCAGGTGTCAAGTGGGGCATTGCATCATGTATTAGAGTTCCAGATACCCAATCAGATATTTGATCCTCTGTAACATCTAAGTCCATACTACTTGTCTTGTGACTGAATGGACTTGTCCTTGTAATAATCATAAAAGTTCTCCTTATGTTTAGGTTTACGTTTAGGTTTCTTTTTATCTGGCACTACCCTCGGTTTATACTTAGGTTGCCTTAGATCTTTTGCAATGGGGTTCTTAATGTATTTTTTCATCCCAAAAATCCCCCCACCTATCTTGCATAGCTAAGTTAAACTCTGTGTTATCTGCAATGAAGGATAACAAATCATACAACTCATCTGCGTAATCGTCGTGTAGAGTTCCCTCTTTAAAACAATCAGCCCAAAATCTCAGGACATTAGGCGGTATCGTTCGTTTTCGTTTCATTACGCCACGCCCCCTCTTCACAGAATAATCCACAATCTACATCATAATCTTTCATCTTGTGTCCTTTCGCTTTTGGATCTAGATCCTCTAATAATATTCTTATATTGTTTACTCTAACAAGTCTAGCCCCAATCTTTTTTGACTGTTCCATCCTGTCTTTGAATACCTCAGGGTGTTTCTCTCTGACAAAGTTCCAATAGGTAGGTGAGGTAGCCTTTACACAACCTATACAATTGGCATTGGAATAGCCGTTTAGATAGAGACTAGGTAATCTTATGCCAGCATCCATGATTATGTTAAAACAATGTTGTTTAGTGTATCCCTTATCTACCAATGGTGTTAATAAAGTATCACGCTCAGTCATCTTAAACCTATCTGCCCTACCTTGTTCTTCTGATGTAAACCCAAGTACAGTCCAGTCAGGTTTATGTATAGCCTCCCAGTTCTGCCTAGGTTTTTTCTTTAACTCCAGTGTACAAGGTGCGCCACTAACCCCAGACATATACTTCCTGTCATCCCACACCTCTTTAACAGATCCTCTAGGATACTTGGTAGACTTTACGTGTTCTATCGGGTGATCTAGCCAGTCTTGTACATCACGTAAGAACCTTTGATTATCCTCACCCTCTTCTAGTATTGGATTGTTTAGTATAGAAACCTTATTATCTTTTCTATAAACATCCAGAGTAACTCTAGCAGCTACAGCAGATGCAGCACCGCATGAAAACCACACTGCTATATGTTGGTCTTTCATCTTTGTCTCCTTTCAAGTGCAGACTTTGCTGTTTTAAGATTAAATTTATTGTACGGATTGAGGCTGCTTACGTGCTTGTGTCCTGTCACAGATTGTATTGCAAGGTGATCCACCTCTCCCTCTATCATCTGTACTATTGCAGTCTTACGCAGATCACCCACCTGCAAATCCTCAGGTAGGCCACAGTCAGCTTTTACTTCTTTGAGTAGGGCAGTCATCTGCTGCACTGTTAGCGGCCTGTAGCCACCGTCTGAGGCTCTGTGATTAGGCACTACATAATCTTGGAAACCCCAGTCAATCTCTTGTTGTTTGAGCATAGGGTATAACTCATCAGGTATTGGCAACTCTACCTCTGCCCCACGTTTAGTCTGAGTGATATCTACTTTATGTTTATGCCAGTCTATTTGACTAAAGGTTAGATTGCGTACATCAACAGGACGTTGACCCCACTCATAACACATATAGACAATCAACCCTATGTTACGCCAATCAAACTTAGAGAAGGCGGTATCTAAAAAGGTCATTACCTGATCGTGCTCCCAAACGACAGACCTAGGTTTGCTTGTTCTCTTTTTTACAAACCTCATAGGATTACGACTAATATGCTCAAGCATAATATGATGGTTCATGACGACAGAGAATACAGTTGCTAGATGGTTTGCATTAGCTGTACTATCCTCTGCCTCCCATGTATCGTATGCCTCATTGCAGGTTTCAATAGTCATATTTTTGATAGATTTATTACCAAACTTACCACCATCAATATAGGTATTGTTGATCTTGTGTAAGTTATACTTGTAGGTTTTCTGAGAACTAGACGACAGATTAAGGTAAGCCTTACTGTTTAAGTAAATATTAATAGCTTTCCATAACCTCATGTTATCTCCTTTTGTTAAGCTTATAGTTATACCTAAAGTATTAATTATATCAAGTATTAATAACACTTAAGGTATAATATTATATATAATTATCACAGATTATAACCTTTGTCAACCCTCTACCATGAATTACCTCGTCGTCTTGCATAGCTATTGATGTAGCTTGTGTCGTTTAGATGTAGTTCTTCTGCCATTGCGTCAACTGTAAATCCATACTCACATAGCAGCTTGGCTACCTCATGTTTGTAGACACCGATGAAATCTTCCATGTCATCTGCTTCACTATCATTATAACCATAATAATTATACTTGTCATAGTTGTAATAACCAATGGTCTCATACACATCAGGATCACGTACAAATACTAGCTTAGACCAGTCAGCTGCAAGTAACTGAGTTACTAATTTGTCAAGGTAAACAAGGTCTTGTGTCTCGTTCTTAGTGTGCTGATTGTAATAACCTACGCTGATATTTGTACACTCAGATACATGATAGATGAACTCATTACTATCTGTATAACTACCACCATCATCACCTATAAGTTGTGGAAGATCTAGTGCATCGGCAAAAGATTTAGCAAACTCGTCGGAGCAAGTACGTACACCTGACTGATGTGTAATCACAGACTTGTCACCGAATCTGTCAAAAGATATCACTGCGTCAATATCACTCAACCATTTGGGTTCAGACTTGACCAACGCAGAAGAACCTTTGCAACCAACTTCTTCAGCAGCAAAGATACAGTACATACCCTCGATACCTGCCTCAATCATATTGAGTATTACATAAATGCCAGTAGTACAATCTGCACCTAAACAATTACTGAGGGTCTGATCAGCAACAGATACTACATCATTCATGACAATAAGTTTCTGCATACCTTCTGTTTTGTGGACAGTATCGTGGTGAGCAGTAAAACATATCCTAGGTTTCTGACCTATCTGTAGAATGTAATTACCATCTATGTCAGGCCTACCAAATACTGGCTCTAAGAATCGTTTACAGAACTGACGTTGGGTTGTTGTACCTTCTGGTCGCTTATATGAAAGCATCTCAATTAGGGAATACATTATTCATTATCTCCTTCTTCCCATTCATTTGTTTTATCATTAAGAATATATCCTAATCCCTTGGCCTCGTCAATAGATAATACATCACCACTGAATGAAAGAATTGCGGCCTGACCATTTGGATACCACTCACTATCACCATCAGATACAAAGTATTCATCATCAGTGTGAGGTGATATCCATGTGTTATCATACTCACAATAGCTACAGTCCTCTGTTCTCCAAAGATTACCACCATTATCCTCAACTGCTTCACCATCACCAACAATAGACTCATGGTATGAGTTTTGATCAATGCCCCATCTAGATTGTGAATATACCATTACAGATTCACGCTCATGGCAATCTTCGTGAATGTACTCACAATAGAAATGCTCTTCATAGAAACACTCCTCACAGTATTGATGACCAGTATACTCTGAGTATCTAGCATCATCCTCATACACTGTCTCACCACACTCATAGCAAAAGCCACAACCATTCTGTAAGATACCTGAATAATCACTAGCATCTATCTCACCACCATATTGTATAACTAGGTTATCACCATCATCAGTCAATGCTTGTGGACCCAGATCAATATAGGGCGCAATATAACCACCACGATATTCTACACGCAGCAACTTAGCACCCTCCCAAGCACCAGACTCACACAAAGTATAGTCACTATCACACTCTTTGAGCTTGGTACGTATCATGTCAATAGACTGTTCAGTAGTGCCATAGATAGGCCCAGCACGATAGCTACCATTTTTAACATACACAGTACAGCGAGAGCCAATCAGACCTTTATCATCCTCAGTGTAAAAGATCTTGAAGTCACCACTGGCATAAGCAGATGCAGGGTGCATAGGAAAACCTGAGAACTGAGTTGATTCATGACAATCAGGATTGGTCTTGTACCTCATACATGAGTTTGCCATGGACTTGTTTGAAAAGGTAGTAGTGATGTTTTCCATGGGGGCTTGTTTGCCCGAATAAGCATGAGAGAAGTCATCTTTTGTGTGACCAATATGTACGGTAAAGTCACGCTGCACAAACTCACGAAGATATTTATCCACCATGCTATCCACCTCAGTATCTGACAACTCAGGAAACATGAGAGAGATTGCACGACCGGGCTTCATGGCTACCTCACGGTCTTGATCACGATCTTTTAGAGATTGGTACAGACTGATCTTACCATCAAACTTTTGTGATCTAAATGGTTGGAATGCACGTAGACGCCACGAAAATCTAAACTTATTTAGATCCTTGTAAGTAGTGGGTGTAGAACACTGTAAGACAGACTCCAGCCAGTTGAACAGGCGAGTATCCTTCTTGTCCCAAGGATCAATATCACCATATCTGCCCCATATTTTGAGGACAGGATCAGTCTCACTGTCATCAGTGGTATACACACGTTTGACTATAAATGCAGTACCTTCAGAGGGTTTAGTAAACCCATGCAAATGGTAGATGTTACCACTGTCGAGCATGATACTGCCAAAGACTGCACCCTCATCACCATGAATAGACACGCGATCCATCGCATAAGGTTTGCCTCTACGGATATCTGTACCCACCTCAATATAGTCAGGCAGGGCATCAGGGTTGATCATAATAGCTTCAAACGGCATATTCTATCTCCTCATATTCTTCTTCTGTTACAGCACTACGCAAAAGTAAATCCGCATAGACATTACCAAAGATTACATTTTTATTGATCCACCAATAGCAAGAGAGATCAATCCCCTCCTCTGCCAGTACATCATGTACATCATAGTTATCCACCACACTTCTCCTTTACATAAACATGAGGTCTATTGTTTTCATCCAAGATCAAGATGGCATACTCCGCCTCATGTATTGGTTCATGGGTATGCACATCATAAAAGTAACCATATTGATAAGGATCATACCTGACCTTTTTCAATCCGTCAATAGCTGGTTTTACATCTAGGGTTTCCATCTCTCCCTTCACAAAAGCATGGACATTCTTCTGCCTATCTCTGAGAACAGCAGCTCTCCCCCCTGCCCTGACAACGAAGGTAGGTCTATCCACCCTCACCAACGTGGCATAGAATACGGGCGTACTCTTTGCACGAATAGAATACACCCTCTTATTGATGTTATAATATATTTCTCTGATCATCCATCATACTCCTTTTGTAAATCAAAATACTTTTGGTAATCATCATCACTACCTAGTCTAGCATCCTCATCCCATTCAAGAAATTGAGTGAGGCTATCCCACCCAAGGTCACACTTAGACGGATCAATGGTATCTGTTAGCTCACCATTTGGTTGAACGAAAAAAGGCCATCCATCAGATGCAATCCACAGTTCAAGTTTATTAGACAAATTTTTGGCGTCCATCATACATCCTTTCCAGAAAATCCTCACAATGAGGACGTATAGTTTGTGACTGGCGAAAAAATTTTGAGAATGGGGGCGTCTAATACCTCACATTTTCAAAAAAGTATCTGAATAGATACAGGAAAACCCTAGAAAATTCCCTAGGGTTTACTCTTTATCTACTCTCAAGCTGCTTTCTTTGAAGCTTTAGCAACCATAAGCGCCTTTACTTGTGTATTGATTGCAGCAACAAGCGAAGCTTCTGTCACGTTCTCTTTAGCTATGCGCTTGGCTATTTGTTCTGCAAACTTGGACAAATCAAAAGCATTTTCTGTTTTATCTTCGCCTTTGATTGCAGCGAGTAAATTGCCGCGAATTGATAGACCGTCTTTAACTGCATTTTTAAAACGGTCTAGTGCATCATTGTCCACATTGTCGCCTAACGTAATGACAAGCGATTTTTTGTCCTTAGCAATTTTTGTTTTTGCTTCAGGAAAGATAATGGCAACAATTTGCTGCACTGTTTTTGCGCCGTGTGTATCACCATTTTTGCGCAACCGAAACAAAGCGGAAGCAATGTTACGACTATCACCACCTATTGCAAATGTTACTAGGTCAAGTAATCTCGCTGCTGCAATTTTTCCTGATCCCATATTTGAAACAAAAGCATTTTCAATTTTTTTGATATCGTTGGTCATAGTATTTTATCCTTTTAGTAGGGTTTCGAATTAGAACATATCAGAATTAATATGCTCAAAAATGAAACCCTAGGACATCGCCTAAACCATGCCCTAGGATAATTTTACTCTTTCACAATCCCATCTTTACTCTGCTAGATTGTGATTAGATCAAAACCAATTGATTAAATCTTATATCACTGCATTAACTTAATAACGTCTTAACTTGATTGTTAGCCTTTGGCTATAAACCTCAGGAACAAGCTTTGATTTACTGTATTGGTCCAATAGTTTTCTATTCTTTTTTAAACTCCTAAAGAAAACGCTAATCGGTACAGCTCACAACGTTGCAAAGTATCGACGGGTAACTAGATCATTTTCACCAATTTAATAAGAGTATCTTTGAGGCTCTCATTGATTACTTGCCTAGTCGCTGCCGAAACCACCTAGCGTTCATGATCGCTATATAAGTAAATCCTCAAGGGTACAGAGGATCGCTAGGTACTAGCAGGGTTTCACACATGATACGCAGGGAAACCGGGACCGCGTTTTTTGTCACAACCCGTACATATTAATGGCCGAAAAACCCGTCAAGACCATAAGCTGGCAAAATATACTAATGTCCCATTTCATATACCTATTTCCCTTTAATCAAATAAATTAGTACAATAGGATAGGTGCTGTATCCAATAGGTACGTTTTTGGGATTAACTGCATTTTAGCTATTTTTAAATTATAATGAGTTATCCAATTTTTCCGCCAGCGCTACTAACGAATAGCCAACTGCACGATGGGGTAGGGTTATTTTACCCTAAAGTATAGGCGATATGGGATTGTAGATAGCTCTATGGTTCATTAGTATGTATATACTGAATTGTGCATCTCCTATCCTTCCCCACACTTGCCCTATACTTTTGGGTATAATTTGGTAAAAATTGGGTACAAACAATATAACATTGTCTATAAACCCTATAAAAAAGAGTATGTTACTCGCGCAATAAATATTAATGTCTAATCCAAAGGTATAACAGCCCCTATCCTTATGGGTAGGCATGGGCCACCCCCCGGTACTACGTAGCGTATGCACACCCAATGACAGAGATGGGGTTTTTAAGTCCTGAAATATTCTGTAACAAAACGTGATAATTAATATTTTTTAATTGTAAGGTAAAAAATTAAGAAATATTTAAGTGATGATAGAGATTTTTTGTAAAAAAGTTAAAAAAGGTATTGACACGGCGGCTATATGTGATATAATTAAATATAATATAAGATAATATCTTAAGTTATACCTAAGAGTGATACCTTAGAGTCCTAATACCAAGAAGTTTAATAATCTAAAGTGATAATCTTAAGTAATAACCTTAAGTGTCTATTAATTTTATTTAGATTTATTAGATTATAAGAGGTAATAACCTTATGTAATTACTTAATGTACAGGGTGTTCAACTTTTTTCTGTCGTTCCAAAGAAAAGGTGTTGACATCTTGGATGATACAGGATATAACTAGGCATGTCTAAACCAAAAATGTATTCTTCAGACAAAGTTATAGAAGAATTTTATAATGCTCTTGCCAGTGAAGACGAAGGAAGATTACGAAGAGTACATATTCCTAGATCTGATGTATTTTATGTCAGAGAAAAGATCTTCCAGGATACAGGAGTTAAGTATTCTTTAGATCATGTGGAACGTTCAATGTATTTAGAAGGTATGTTGGACGTTAAAGACGTTTTAGAACCTAGAAGAAAGAGAAAGTATGGCTAGTACAATTATAGATGACTACAAAATCTTCCCAAGGTTGATGATGTTGGTGGTAACTATTTTAACTTACCAGTCTGTACACTGGTATATGTCTTTACCTGACCCCACTAACGGTCAAGCAGGACTAGTTTCAGTCTGTATGGGTGCACTAACAGGTTGTTTTGGCATATGGATGAATAAAGAAGCTAAGACAGATCGTGGAACAAAATAATGTATGTAATTGTTTTAGTGATGTTCTTGAATGGGGGCCATAAGATAGCCTCAGATCAGATACTATATCCAAATCAAGAGATGTGTGAAGTTGCAGAGGCAGTGCTATTACAAAAACTAGAGGCTTCTAAACCTACCCCAGACTCTTTTGTAATTACTAAATGTGTAGAAATGTCTTTTGCTAAAGAATCAAAAGGAATATCACTATGATCCAGGCATTAATAGGACCGATAGCAGAACTGGCTGGTGGATGGCTAAAAGGAAAAGCTAGTGCACAGGCTGCAGCATCTAATCTTAAACTTGTAGAGGCAGAGGCAAAAGCTACCATTATGAAGTCTGCTGCTACCTCAGAAGCTGACTGGGAAAAGATTATGGCTCAAGGTTCTCAGTCTAGTTGGAAAGACGAGTGGCTAACGATTTTATTTTCAATACCTCTTGTACTTGTATTTACAGGGGACTGGGGTAGAGAAATAGTAGCAAATGGTTTTGTTGCTTTGGAAACAATGCCTGAGTGGTATCAGTATACGCTAGGTGTAATTGTAGCTGCCAGCTTTGGTGTCAGATCAGCTACGAAGTTTTTTGGGAGGAAGTGATGGCACGTAAGAAACCTGCACCTAAAAAAGGTAAAAAGGGTATGGCAATAATCATATCAGTTTGCCCACCTAAAAAGAAACCTGTAAGAAGGAAAAAGAAATAATGGCATTCAAGTTAAGTGAGAGAAGTCTTCGTAAGTTAGAGGGTGTAGAAAAAGACTTGGTAAATGTGGTTCTAGAAGCCATAAAATTAACTAAGGTAGACTTTGGTGTAACCTATGGACTACGTACATTAGAGGAGCAAAAAGAATTATTTGATTCTGGCAGATCACAAACTATGAAGAGTAAACATTTAGATGGTAGGGCCGTAGATGTTGTAGCTTACTTTGGTTCTAATATTTCTTGGGAGTTAAATGTTTATGATGATATTTGTGATGCCTTTGCGGAAGCTGCTAGAAGAAATTCTGTGGCTATTAAATGGGGAGCTGCGTGGAGTGAAGGGGACATTAGGATGTATCAGGGTACTGCAGAAGATGCCATGAATGCATACATTGACCTTCGTAGATCGCAGGGACGTAGACCATTTATTGATGCACCACATTTTGAAATGATTTGACGGTAAAAGTTTTTTATAATATAATTTATAATAGGGAGTGTGTGGGTAAGAAGAGAACCGTCCTTGTTCCCCTCACAGATTAGGATTAGCATGGCTGAGAAAAAGAACCGTAAAGGCAAACGTAAAGGTACAGGCATGAAAGGGTTGACCATTAAGGGTGGTCATAAACGTTCTACAGAGTCTGGTGCTGGCATGACAGAGAAAGGTGTTAGAGCATATAGACGTAAGAACCCTGGATCTAAATTAAAAACTGCAGTAACAGAAAAAAGTCCTTCTAAAGCTAGAGCTAAAAGACGTAAATCCTTTTGTGCCAGATCTGCAGGACAGATGAAAAAGTTTCCTAAAGCAGCTAAAGATCCTAACAGTAGATTACGTCAAGCAAGAAGAAGGTGGAGATGTTAGATGGCTAAAACAAAATCAAAAGTAAATCAAGCGGGAAACTATACTAAACCAGCTATGCGTAAAAGAATGTTTAGTGCAATCAAATCAGGATCAAAAGGTGGTAGACCTGGGCAATGGTCGGCAAGAAAAGCCCAGCTACTAGCAGCCAGGTATAAAAAAGCAGGAGGGGGCTATAAATAATGAAAATAAAAAATATTTTACTTTTTACATTTTTTACATTAGGTGTAACAAATGTTTTACATGCAAGAGATTATGTTAGCATTGCTGGTTCTTCCACTGTCTTACCTTTTGCAACTATTATTGCAGAAGAATTAGGTAATAATCCTATGTATAAAACTCCTGTAGTTGAATCTGGTGGTTCGTCAGTAGGGAAAAAAGGTGTATGTGAAGGTACTGGTACAGAGTTTATTGATATTGGTAATGCGTCATCTCGCATGAAGCCAAAAGAGTTAGAGTTTTGTAATAGTAATAATGTAGAGGTTACAGAAATAAAAGTAGGTTATGACGGTATTGTTGTAGCTAATTCAAAGAAGGGCCAGCTTTTAAATATTTCTAAATCAGATTTAGGTAAAGCACTTACTGCACAGATTGCCCTAGAAGATGGAACTTGGATAGATAACCCTTATGACAAATGGAGTGATGTTAA